TTATCTAAGTTTTAGCACATCTCCTTCTTCGGGAATATAATCTTTGTGCTTTTTATTTATCTTATATAAGCTCTTGATCTGTATTCCGTATTTCTGTGCGATACTGTGCATGGACTCGCCTACCTGTACGACATGGTCATAATTCGGCTTGTCTGCTTTCTTCTTTTTCTTTTCCAGATAAACGATATCGTTTTTCTGTAACGGGAAATCTTCCGGTACTTCGTTGTATTTCTTCAAGTCTTTTACCCGGAAGCCGAGGCTGGCGGCTATGTCGTCGAAGCTGTCTTTACCGTTGGAGTAGACATACAGCAAGTCGTTTGTACGGTAGATCGTATAGCGGGAGATGCGTGCCGGTTGTTTGCCCTTCTTCTTGCCGCCTTTTGCCGTATCATACCGGTAGAGGTCATAATCTTCGATCAACTTGATCAGCCGGTTGGCGTAGGCGCGGTCTGTAGCGTACCCGCATTTCTGAAGCCCTCTTGCCCAGCCTTTATAGTCGGTGACTTTCAGTTTGAACAGGCGGGCATAGCGGGGACGGTCGACCAGAAAACGGGCGTGGTCTTCGTAAGACTGTTCCGGATTTTTATATTTGCGGAAACATTCTCCCCGCAGGTCGTCGTCGTGATAGACACGCCCACCTCTCCAATCGGAATGACATTTGATGCCGAAATGGTTGTTCGACTTGCGTGCCAGCTCGCTCCGGCCGGCCCCCGACTCCAATAATCCTTGTGCAAGCGTGATACTGGCAGGGATACGGTACTTTTTTTGATGCTGAACAGCTAAACTGCTGTATTGTTTGATATACTTTTCGTATGCCGGCACTTTCCGTTGGCTGGCTCCGAGTGTCGTCCCGGTAACGGACAGCACCAACAGCAGGGAAAGGATTCGTAATGTTAATCGCATGACTGATTCGTTGTATGTAATTATATTTAACGGCAAAGATAATTAATTTGTTTTACATCATTGTCATAGTCGTGTGCCGGGGCGGGAGGCCGTATCAAAATTTGATAGATATGGATTATAAATGATGATTGTATAATTGGCAAAACGAAAAGTACAAATTTTCAAAACGAAAAGTATAAAAAAATAGCGTTTACACATTTTTCGAATGTTGTGTAAACGCTATTCTATTTTTAACAATACCCTACATATCCCATCATAAGGATATTCTATAACTTTTCATTTATATCTCTTTTATACCATTTTTTCCCAAGGAATATTCACTCCTTTCCTCTCCATAGAGAATACCCATACCTGAAAAATCATCCCTTCGAAACCATCAGGGTCATCCAAATATCTCTTTGCAGCTTTTAGGATAGCTGCTGGAGCCGGCATAGCTGTAGGATACCAGTCACTATAGAGCCAATTAGCGACATAACGAAGATCATTCTGGTACTTTTTTTCAGGCATTTGAACCCCAGCGGCTTTAAATTCTGCCGCGATGTCACTCATAGTCCATACATGCGAAGTGCCATCAACGTTTTTAAGGTGTAGGATCGCAAAATCTGCAAGCTTATCATTGAAATGTTCACCATATTGATTTATGTATTCTTGCTTCCAATTTGACTTTACACCAACATTGGGCAAACTACTTTTTCTTTCCCCCCGATCCTGGGTTATCTTGATTATTCTCATTTCCCTGTCCTCCTTTTTTATTAAACAATGCTGAATAAATTTCTTCCAGCATTCTTCCTTGCTCATTCAGTCGCTTGGAAAAGTCGTTTTCGGATGAATTTTCGCTCGGAGCAGATGTTTGACTAATACGTCCTATGATATTGTCGCATTCTTTATATATAGCCTTGTACAAGTCTGTATTGTCAAGGATCTGCTTCACTCGCGATTTTTGTACATTCATTTCCTGCACAATAAGACGTGGATTGGTCGTATAGTAGATACGTTCATAAATGCTTTCTTCTGCATCTGCTGGAACTGTAATTTTATAGGTGCCCATGCTATCGCTGACGGTCATATCTACAATCTGCTGATAATGCCCCTCATTACCTATACGACCCGTTGTTGGTGCTGAAATACGCTGTATCTGCGCCATATCACAATATGGAAAGCCTCTCCTATCTTGCTCCAGCGAAAGGAGCACATCACCCTGTCTTAATTCTGCAAACTTCATAATTATATCATGTTTAGTGCCATATCCACCATACCGGGATTCCGTTTCATATAATCGACTAAACGCAGGAATGTAATCGAACCATAACGATCTATCAATGCCTGTGCTTCATCGGCTACTTCTTTAGCCATCTTTTCGTTCCTTGCCGGTAAAATGAGCTGGATCTTATACTCTTTCATAATTATTCAAAAGGTAGAGAGGACATATGTTGGCCATCAAACCAACAATTATGTCCTCCAGTTTTCTTTACACAGCAGTGGCCGCTGCCGTTCCACCGATTTCTCGTTGAATCAAGAAGTTTAGCTTCTGGTTAAGTTGCACATCATCCTTATGCTTCAATTCACGATTCAGACGGGCAATTTCCTGGTCTTTAGCTTGGTCCTTGATCAAACAAGCCAAATCTTTCTGTCCTGCCATAGTTTCACAATGGTTACGTTCTGCCTGAAGCATGATATCGCTCTTGATTTCACGGATCAACCCTTTCACCTCACAGCAACAATCGCTTTGCGAACGCTCCATATTGTACAAACGTTCCATGATGGCACGGTCACTGTTCAAATTGGCATCTTTCGCATCACGAATATCGTTGTTTACTTTGTAACCCAGATCACAAAGTCCACGCTCTGTAGCAAATCGATTGTTCAAGATCTCACGAGCCGCACCGTCAATCCGACCATTTGTACCTTCTGCTTTATCGGAGATATCTTTGTAGATACCAGCACGAGCTTCCTGTACTGTTGCTTTCACTCCTTCGATAGAGGCTTTAGTGTCGTTTACTTTATCCCATACCGATACGGCTGCTGCACCAAAACCACCTCCTACAAGGGCACCTCCTACGGCTCCCCAGCCACTACCATAGTCGCGTCTGCGATCATCATCATAGCATCTTCCGCGATCCGCATAGATCACATCTGTTATTTCTGCTGCCATTTTATTAAAAATATTTTTAGAGTTACGGTCAACATTAACCGCATCACAAAACTATAATCATAAAAACAGGTAGGGAATCAGTTATTTCCTAAAGACTTCTTTATCTTTTCCATATATACTCTCATTATTTTTCCTTGTTTTAAACGGTTTTCGAAATTAGCCAAAATATAGTTTACTGACCGATTAGTTTTGTGTATATAGGAGGCGATAGAAGGTGGATATAATCCGCTCTGTGAGAGAAAATACACCAATAGATATCGAGCATCCACTGTGTCTGTTGATTTACAATCTGACAGTATCAGAGATTCTGATACTTCCGTCTCCATGGAGACGATTTTAATTATAGTGGCAAAGATTTCCGATTTGCACATATTGTTTTAGTTTTTTATGCTTACCTTTGCCATACCCCAATAAGAATACAGACAAAAGGCATTCGCGTTGAAGACATTTAGAGCCTCCGACGTGCGAATGTCTATATTCGTATTCTATCTTATTGGGGAATAAATTAGAAAACGTCGGGGGCTTTTCTTTTATCTCTAAAGCCCCCAAAAGAGCGACTATGAACAAAAAGCTATTTTTTTAGCTTGTAGACCATCCGACCAACGACAATCAGTATTGTAACAATGATAACAGCTATAGCCCAACCTCCGAGCTCAATTTTTGTTCGTTGCCATACTGTCAATTTCTTTTCAATTTCGACCGGGTATGGCACTCGGATAGTATCTGTCCGGTTTATATACACTGTATCTACTCTATCCTTGTACTTAAGAATATACCTATGTCTATATTCGATAAGGGTATCGCCCTTCAGAGTAACAGAAGTTGAGTCATGAACAAATACACTATCAATTCGAACAGAGTTTCGAAAAAGACTGTCGGTCCTAATCGTTTCGACCGGAACATATTTGATTTGTGTACGGCAAGATGTAAGCAAGCAGAACAGGACTATTACCACTAATCCAATCAACCCGCCTATCAATTCGTTTTTTGATTCTTTATCCATAAACACAGAGATTACGGTTTAACAATTATAGGTTTGAGAAAGGATTTGTACTCATCCCTGACATCGAAACAGGGACATGATTTGATAAACTCAAACGGCTCAACTACGCCATCATTATTTAGATCAGGTGACGTATCGCGATGTCCGAGCAGTTCGACGATGTCGTACACCTGACAAATATCGTTTATCAGATCGTCCATTGCCGCTTTCTGTGCCGGGGTCCGGGTGTCGGAGGGTTTACCGTTAGCATCAAGGCCACCGATATAGCAGATCCCGATGCTATGATCATTGTAACCGATACAATGTGCCCCTGCGATCGTGAGTGGCCGACCGGTTTCTACAGTTCCGTCCAAGTTGATTACATAGTTATAGCCAATCTGGCTGAAACCGCGTGCACGGTGCATACGATCAATATCCTTAGCTTTGATATCCTGTCCGGCATAGGTGGCCGAGCAATGGATGATAATTGTGTCAATCTTTTTCATTTTCTTTATTCTCTTCTATGATACTGTTTTCTATTACTTCCTGCAATTCTTTGCTCTTAATACCGACAAGTCCTTTTGCCAAACTCCATAAACTGATATGATAATGGATGCCTTTACATTCGCAATAATTGCTGATGACGCTTTCAAGCTCGCAGTAACAAGCAAGACACATGCAGCATACAGCCATTATGCTATAATCTATACCGAGTGGTTGTCCAATCGCTTTGCCCAAGACCGCAGCGAGTATTATCACACATATATAATCACCGATCTTGATCAGTGTTCGACGGATTGCCCGGCTAATACGGACTTCTTCTTTGCGTCTTCTTGCCTTGCTAATCCCGTACCACAGATCTGCTACGACCAGCACAAGCGACAACAACATCAACCATCTCATATCCCACATCAAAGCATAAAATTCCATATAGAATGCCGATAACGTCACTACTTTAACAGATGTACCCATACATTTTTGATTTGAATTATTACCTTTGTACCATTAATGGTTGCCAAATAGGTAATCTGTTCGACACGCCGCCTCCTGTCTGTGATAGTCTGGAGGCGGATTTATTTTAAATTCTAAGCATGAGACATATTAGGTATATCACCCCAAAAGAGAATATTTCAATCCAGAACATAGGCTTCGTTTCTATATATTTATCCTTGAATGTTCCTTCTTCTTTCTTAGCCATGTTTAGTGCGGTATAGCTAACATATGGAAGCCAAGCGAGCAGCATAGGCCAGAAGTTTAAAGCCGCCCATGTCTGAGAGAATAATATTGCCATCGTCGCACCGGCTATATGTCCCCGATGTTGGAATTTATCCGCTTTGTAATCTGGAAAACACCCGACAACGATCATCCCGGCCAACGCCAGGTAAGCGAGAAACTCCGTCCCTGGCTTACTGACCTCCAAGATCGCTGGCATTAACACCATAGGACAAGCCCACATTGTGAAGCGGAACCATCCTTTATGTTCTATCGCATAGAACGTGGCGCTTATCGAATAAGGTACACCCTTCTGCTTAACGCATACTGCGGTCGTATAAGCCGCAATAATCAACATAGAAATAACTATTAACCAAATCATAATAACTTGTCATTAAAGTACGTGTCGAATTTAGATGCCGCCCGACACAAAAGGCGGAATAAACTTATCTACCAGGCAACTTCTACGTAGTGGCCAACCAACGCGGATAAGTCCTGTACCAAGGCTATTCCGCTATCCCGTGTACACTTATAGGTTACATTATCCTGCTTGTAATATTTGCCGCTTTCGAGGATCATACCAGCAAATAAGGGGTCGTGACCTTCGTTATAGGGTATCGGATCGTCAATAGTACCGGTATGTTCTTCCGTCACTTCGTGCCACAGCGAATGTGCCCCTTGTCCCGGGCGCCAGTCTTCTTGTGTTCGATGAGCCAGGTCGCATTCAAATAGTTTGTCACCTTCCTGATATCGATCTCCCTTGTTAACATCAATTCCAACCTTCCATATCGGGTGCCGATTCTTAACTCGTAATGCTTCAGATGCCGTTAAACCGTATGTATTGATCTTTTCGGTAGCCTCCTTGTCCATTTGGTCAAGGGCCAGTAACCGGCTAAATTCCCTGTTAATCTCTACACCTTCCGGCAAAGCCCATTCTTCGCTTGCCAGCAGATCTATAAATTCTGGGTCCGTAGATTCATATTTCGGAAATTCCTCTTCACTAAAGGGAGATAGAAATTCCTCATGCAAGATTACCTTGCTCTGATCTACACTTGTCCTCATTTCCGGTAGGACTTCTATTCCGTGGGACTTTGCCCATACAATGTTTACAATTGCGTATTTCATATCCAATTAATTTTTAATGTTACTTTGCTTTTAGGGTTTGGAGGTAGTTGTAGGCTTTGATACAGTCGTCTTTGGAGAGGATCTGATTGTTATATATGCCTAAATTTTTGAAAGCTAAACTTGTATAAACGTTACCTAAAATACCAATTACCAATGTTCCAACACTTTCATTTACGGTTTGTTGTTTTGAGTCTATTATTTCAGTCCAATCATTCAGATAGATTCTACCATCTGAACAGATAGCATTAACAGAGCGAATGTCTTTAAGTTTAAAAAAATTCCAAGCATCATTTATAGATATATTTAACCCATCAACATGATTGTATATGAATAAGCTGTTTTGTTTAACAATCCCAGATGACTTATTAGCTTCAGGCTGCAACATCTTCCAATTGCCAACAATCGTCCAATCTTTATTAAGTGTAAAGGATCTGCTAACAACTCTATCATCCACCCCATCAGTAACCAGATAGCCAGCATATTCCCCTTCTTCATTGTACCCGCTCCCTTCTGCAAACCCCAAATTATACAATACAAGATCATTACCATTGCCCGTAATGTTGGCAATAGTAGCACGATCTTCGTCCTCGTTGGTCTTACCTACCACTGTCCATGCTTGGTCGGGGAAGAGCCAGGGATAAGTTTTAACGAAGTAGTCTTTGATCTTGGTCAGTTCTTCTTCGGTGGCGTCGTGGTCGAGAAATACAAGTTCCCAGATAGCAACATTACAATAACCACCACTAGAAGCAATTCTTATAAGCTTATCACCTTCTATAGCGGTACCAGTAGATATAATATTATTGTTATAGCTATTAGAAGTCTGATATGACATCAATTTGGGAAGTGAATTTCTTATGGAAGAGTTTATTCCCCAACTCCATGTATCCAACGAATCTGATCTCTCAAATGCAAATGCTGATTGTTTCGCACTAGTTCCATTATAAACTAAATAGCCAATACTTTCAGCAAGATAACTCCTCAAAGCCACAACCGTATATCCCTTTTCCTTGGTCAGAATAGGAAAGTTATCACAGACACCGCAATCGTCTACTCCGTCAAAGACGAGTGCGCCGGGGTAAGAAGGAAATATTCGTACAGTAAATGTTCCTTTTTGATGGCTATACCCGTTGTATAAACGGAGCGTTCCCGCAGGATCTAAAACATCAACGTCAACTGTATAAATACCATCTTTTTTCCAAGAATAATATATAGTATTGATACCATCTCGTAAAGACAAATCATTCCCCGACACCATACCCTTAACTTCAAATGTGTAAGATATATGCTTTACTCTGTCTGCTACTATCTTATTTGTTGAAGTGGGGCTAAATTCGTATATTTCAGCATTTGTTTCATACCCACCTACTCCACTCATCCCACCCCAAGCGAAATTCTTGAAGGATAGGAACCTGCCCTTGCCGTCAGCATCCTCAAGGCGAGGATCGTCCATCGCTGCCATCATCTCGTTCGTCAGACCACCGAAATGCCAGCGCGTAACGTCACCAGGAAGCACCGGGAAGCCGTCGCCGGAACTGCCGCCACCAGTCATCTTCCTGTATACAGGAAAAGGAGCATTCAGGTACAGCCTATTTAACTGTACCTGATTAAGCCATATTTTGTTTAGCCCGATCATGATTGATATGCTATTTTTGCCAATGTCACTTCTGCCCCGCTCTCTATGCGGATGTGCATGCCGGCAGGGACATTCGGGATCTCAAAGTCAAGTTTGGCCATAAGTGGCCATGCCGGAGGCAATGGGATGGGAACATAGTCCTCTCCGGTCATCGACTGTTGGACACTCAAGGTTCCATATGCTCCGCCAACATTTGTTCGGGTGATCTTGATATTAAACGGGCCTGTTGCCTCGAACTCGCAAACGTACAGGTCACCTTCTTTATTAAATGTCAAATCCTGCAATTCCATCACTTCACCATTTTATCAAACAATACTGCTAATGCGCCTGCCGGCACATCCTTATTGGCATCAACAAGCTTGTCAAATGCAAGCTCCGTGAGAGATTCGATTTTCACATCTACCTGTTCGTTGTTCATTCCTCCTTCAAATAGCCCTTTATCCTTATCGTAGACACCGATTTGAACCGCTTTCAAGTCCCGGTTAAACTGTTCGTTCATCTTGTTAAATGACGTAATTTCCAAGTCCGATACAGTACGGCTACCACCGGCTGCCACAGCCTCATTGCTTTCGAGCATCTTCATTACCAAACCGTCGTAACCATCCGGTTTGAGACGTTCTTTTGCGAGATCCAGATCAGCATTATATTTGTCGACCACTTCGCGAAGAGTCCTAAGATTTTTGATTACTTTTAAACGATCAGACGTTTCCATACCAGACAATTTCAGATCTTTCAGTATGGCAAATAGTTCTACAGCTTCGATTATCTTCATGCTCAAGCCTCCATAATCGTTTGAGTATTGATATCAGATACCATCTCATCAATCAATTTCGATGCTTCCGTACGGTATTGGATGTACTGAGCATCATTTAAATTGATACCCAACAATGAATAGTTACCGATGTGGGTAACCCCATCCGCCAAGATGATATTACCACTTACAGCCGTAACATTGCCTTCGTTCGCTTCGGCCGTCCCATTTAATGTTACATGTTCGCCGTCATATACGACATCACAGATCGTTCTTTTGTTAAAAATCTTCTTCATACCTCTTTGTTTTATTGTTAAACTGTTAAATTAATATTGTTCGCCTGCCAAACAAAGTACGCTCCTGGCGTATTGTCCGGTTCCGTTGCAAATTCCATCATCATCAAATATTTTTCCCCACTTGGGTGCATATTGCCCTCTGGACCATACATAAGATCGCGGATAACTACATATGCCGTAACCGAGCTTTTTGCCGGGATATCTATTTGATTAACTATAGTGCCGGATGCATTCATTAGGAACAGCCAGGGCCGGGAAGATACTATCTCACTTCGTATCTCATAATCGCTTCCATAATCGTAGTCCAGGATATGCACGACAATACTTTCTTTATTAACCGTATATGCACCGGTATCCTGTTCATTCTTCAGAATGGCCTTCAGATATATATCTTTACTTTGGATATTCAACACACCTGTATTGGGTGATGTGACTGTGTTAATGTCAACAAACTGTGCTGTAGTCAGATTATTAGCTGCTGCAATCTGTGGAACACTGATCGAAAACGGAAGCAACAATGATTCGCGAATTGTCATCTTTATCGGGTATTCCATGTTCGGATTGTGATAAAGAGGCCAATATGTAGGCCCATACGTTTCCCCATCTTGGGCGATCACTTCGCTGCACAAGCAAAAATAGAGATAGTATGTGCCCGCCGAAAACTTACTCCCATTGATGTTCCCCCGAAGATTTAGTTCGACATCATTCATGGATGAATAAATAGGATTCGTACCGGTTAGAAATGTACTATTATTCTCAGAACCATCTTTTTCGACATAACAGCCCAAATAACAGTTCTTCAGCGGTAATGTTGTTGCTGTAAAATCATCCCAAGATAAATTTGTAGTCTTGTCAACAGATGGATTAGTTGCATAAAACACCTGCGAAGTCACTCTATTAATGTCGATTTCGATTTTTGTCGGCACATTGAGTTGCACAAAAGGTATGGCATCCGGATTGTAACCTCTAAAGTCGCCAAGACGGTACGGTTCCGTATCGCCACCTTCAGGAGCTTCCCATTCCCATACAGCTTTGCTGGCCTGAGCCGGAGAATTATATCCTGTAATCTTTATGCCGCAATTATTGTACTTGCCTTTGTACCAATTGGGATATACCGTCCGTATGTCTTCACCGGCATAAGCAAACTTAACAGGCTTATTTTTAGAAAAGATGTTGATTCTTTTGTTGCTGGCACCACATAGTGTCGACAGTCTCGCTCTTAAATAACCAAATGCAAACGAAACATACTTCATTGATATATCAGTCGATTTGAATACTCCCATTATGCTGCCCTCCCTTCCTTTAATTCGTTGATCTCATTCTGCAACCGAATTACAGTTTCTTGCAAAAATTTTATCTGCTGATCCTTTGTAAACTCCCAATGTAACCTACCCCTAACAAGGTTATCAAGCAACATATGCTTTCCGTATAACTCCCGGATACCAACAAAAGAAAGAATACTAAGCTTAGAATAATCTACACTGTAGTAACCTTCTTCATCCATGTTGACGACTTCCGGAAATAGTGGTAATACGGCCTGTGCTGAGACACCAATCAATATCGGGGAATCATCCCAATTTTTCATCTTGTAACGAAATACGCCGACCTTTAAAATAGAAGGCAGAACATTCACAACATCGCTGATGTAATCTTTCAATCTCATATCGGACCAAGTGCCATTTCCGTATGACGTAAGATTTCCGGATGCATCTATTCTCACTCCCATTTTACTACTGCTCACGTAATTCAAGTACAAATTATTAACGTAGTAATTACTGGAAGATCCACTATGAACGCCCCTAACCTGATTATTATATATTTCGACACCGGTTTCCGACGCACGAGAATCAGAGTGGGTAGGAGTAAACATGGAACCGGTACTTTTAAACATTGCTCCTCCGTTACTGTTCAAGTTGAAACGATTCGTATCCCAACTGCTTCCTCCGCCTGAAACGGTTCCCCGTGTTAAGGTTAACGTTCCTCCGCTAAATGATGCACTCGCAATCACATTTCCACTACCATTAATACTCACGGATGTGACGAGGCCAGACGGCTTACTCCCAATTTCACTCCAACTATATGACGGTTTACTGCTACCGATCCATGACGGTTTACCGCTAATTTCGCTCCATGTGTACGACGGCTTATTACTACCGATCCATGAGGGCTTACCTGTTATGTCAGACCACGCAACAGACGAAGAACCACCACCGCCGGAATTGACAGCATAGAGTTGACCTAAAGAGTTTATCTTTATAGTGCTGTTATCGTACTTGACAAGTCCGTAAGTGGACGATGTGGCCGTACCCGCGATATCCGAGGCCGAACCGATAGAAAAAGCAATTACATCACCAGTAGAAGATAAAGTCCCATAGTTATCGATCCTAACATAGGTTGAATCATCGACGTAATTGAGGTACAAATTGCCAACATACTTGGTGCCGGCATATGCACTTTGCGTATTGGTCCCTCGAACCTGGTTGTTATAAATCTCGACACCTAAATAGGATATTGGCGAATCCGAATGAGTAAAAGATGTCATTGTACCTGCACTCTTAAATACGGCCCCACCATTGCTGTTCAAGTTAAACCTATTCGTATCCCAACCGGCTATCCAGGAAGGGATGCCGGATAATTCGCTAAAGCCTACTGAATAAAAGGTCCCATTTCCGGCCAGGTATTTCGAACTACTGCCGGAACCGGATAAAACAGTGAAAGTACCATTCCCATCCTTTATAAACCCTGCTCCGTTAGTAAGCTGGCTCGTATTGCTTGGAATTGATATACTCTTAGAAGAGCTGCCATCGTAAGATCCGGAGCTATAGCCCGACCATGACAAGCTATAGGGGTTTTTAAGTGCCGTAGGAATCTGGGATAACAATGCAAATGTGCTATCCTTGACATATGTCAGCGTTTTTGTAGTTTTGTTATATGTGAGAGATGTGACGGCGTTACCGGTCCCGGAAGACACGACAAGTTCAATACCGCTGCCTCCTCCTTCAAAAGACGGATCTACACTTATATATCCATTGGTATCTATCACTATGCCGCCGCCGGACTTAATACCAACCATGCCGACTTGGGTAGTGCTTGCAACAGGCAACTCAGCATCTTCCCCTTGTCCGGAAACAAAGGCTATCACATCCTTCTGGGCAAGGATAGTTTTTGCAAACGTCTTTTGCCCGGTGATAGTCTGATCCGTACTGATAGTGACCATATCCACAACCTTCAACTCCAATTTTTTGAAGGCGTTATTAACACTGTCACCCGCTGTTATCAAGGGATTATCTGGTAAAGGGATGTAGCCATACAGCGATGTGGTGGGAGTAAGATAATGATTATCATTCAAAAACTTCCTCAATTCTGCTTCATCGAATCCACCACCTTCAAGGATGCTTTCGTCTACTCTAATGTAGCCATTGCTGTCAATTATAAGGCCGCCCCCCTGCGTTACGCCAACCAAACCGATTTGATTATACGACGCAATAGGAAAGTCTATATCCGCTACCGGTTCTTCCGTGCTAAAGGCAACAACGTCTTTTTCCGAAACGGCTGAATACTTTGTTCGAATATACTCCTTGCCTTCTTCAAGAGCTTCTCCGGCCGCATTGGTAGTAATGAGGTCCCAATAACCGGAAAACGAAGATCCGCCGATATTCGAACCTCCCGAAGAACTTTCACTTCCGAAAAATCCTTGGCTCGCCAATCTTCTTTTGCTCCGAGGATTGGCCGGAAATTTGTTTAATATGACATTATATTGTTCCATCAAATTCTAACCCTTCATAATTGTCTGCATCAAACCTTGTCATTAAAATTTCGCTTTCGTCGTTGTACAGACGTTGCGTCTCACTTATGATAATATATTTGCCTGGCTCATTAACATCCGTATAGATGTTAAATTCAGGAAGCAGGATCACTGTCCCCGACAATGTATTGTGCCGGGATGCATAATTGCTATACACAGTACCGATCAACAACCTTTCAAGCAAATCCGTTACGCCGGCGCGGTAAAATTCCGATATGACGGAATAATCGGAAGTCTTATACAATTGCCCTTTTGCCACAGGAGACGGACTTTCCATCGTCCCCAGGATTGTATCGATCTTCAGATATTCCTTTGCGTCACGGTTGATCCATGCTTTGTGTTCAAAGTCCTTTGCATTGATGTTTTTGTAATTTTTATCGACAAGGCTTATGGCCGGATTCTTGTATAAAATCCAACGACACTGCTCATACAACTGACCTTTTATTTCCTTTTCATAATCATAGGCCGGTACCCCATATCCTACTTGTAATTCCAGATATCCGGACTTATCAGGCAGATCGATAAATTCTCCTCGACCGGCCTTGTCAAACAAAATAGGTAATCCGCCCCGGTAATAGCCGATGATCTGTTTATTCGTTTGCCATCCGCCTAAACCGCTTTCATTCTTACGATTCCCTTCATACCAGCAAAACCAGGCATCACCCCAACTTCCTTCTCCTGTAACCCATCGGCAATTACTTGCGTTATGTTCATAACTGTTACCATCTTTTACCAACTTGTTTTCCCAGTGATATATGGCCTTTCCCGCCTTATCCCTAAGTGTCAGGATAAACGGAACGTAAGCAAAGTTTGCCCAATCCTGTTGCTCTTCCCAATTCCCTTCTTCATTTTCTTTGGAAGCTTCCTCGAATGGATTATATCGAGGGTCAAACAGCATATCAATGGTAAGTTTCAGCCTGAAATTGCGTCTGTCTAGGCCGATGTAACCAAGATAAGGACGTTCGGATACCTTTAGCACCATTCCCCCGATTGCAGAGGATGGCTTTTCCAAATGCCGGATATCACCACCATATGTATTCGTCACTGTTATGGTCCAGGCTACCCCGGCCGAGGCTTCCCCGGAATGGATTGGGTCTATGCGGTAATAAGCGGCCCTGTCCGATATTTCTACACCTTTCCCCTTATCGGAATAGGTTATTCGAAATCCCGGAGGAGATGTCATTAATCCTGAACTATTTTTAGTCCTGTCCACTTTGATCTCCATTCCATCTCCGGGGACACTGTCGGGATCGACTTCCCCTTTCATCAAATCCATATTCTCATATGGAGAAAACGTGACGGTAACATTATTGTATACCTTATCAACCCCCACTACGGAATCGTCAGAATCCCAAACTATCGTTTCCGGATCGAAAGTCGTGTAAATATCATTTAAATCATATACGAAGATCTTTCCACCTTTATGAATCAATCGAAGTGCAAATGGACGTAATGTCTCATCCAATACTTCACGTACGGTCATAGGTTCCCCGTCTTCATCATAGAAATTGTCCAAATTGACAGATACGACATCCAATATATTCCCCGTGTCGTATTGGGACATTTTAGTGCTGATATGATCCTCTATTTCCAAAAACTTTATACCCGTTAGCCCCAACGCTTCACCAATGATTTCCCGGAGGGTCATAAACCCGGTCTTATTCCAGTTCAGCCTATCCAGGATGGCCATGTCCGCGAACGTTATTTCTACCCCATAGTCCGTTTTGTACGCAAATGGTTCCTCGTACAATTCCGGATCAAGTGTACCGGACCAATACAGCGTACCGTCCCGGAGTACATCCATACGGATGCTGCCGGCCTTGATCGTATACAGGTCGATGAATTGCCGGTCATTGTCCGAGTATAACTGGAGAGTGGCGTTGCTGGACTGGACCGGTTCCAGTTTATCCGTCTCCGGCCACTCGATTTCAAGGGGATCTTCACAAAAAGCAATGTCAGATACTTGACCGGAATATCCTTCCTGGTATATCTCAATTTCATACAGGACCTGGTTCAGACTATGAAATCCGCCCTTATATCTCAAACCCATACTCATCGTGTCCTCCTTTTTTCATGTTCAACTCCACGTAAGGCTATATATAGATCCTTCCCTTTGACCTTGGTTTCCAGGTACAGGCTTTTTGCGGATAAACCGGTTGGCTCCAACATGGAACGGAGTTTATTTAATGGCGCAATCACTTCCGGATTATTCGAAGCTCCGGAATATTCTCCGACCAAAGCCAGTGTAGGACCGGACACGATACCACCAGCAGCAAAAGCCGTTATGTTTTGTAATGCCGCTTTTGCAGCAGCAGTGGCTGCAATCAAGGCCGAACCGGCAATAATTCCCCCGATACCACTCCAAGCAATCGCTTTGAGAGCTTCGGATGCCATACCTGCGGCGATCAAGGCCGAACCGAATTGTTGCAACATATCCATAAGGGAGAGAAGGAATGATCTAAGAATCTCCAACCCGTTTCCTGAAGCAACCGCTTCCCCAAATCCTTCCATAAAGCCCTGTATGCTGTTCGACAGTATGCCGGACATCTGTCTGGCTGTGATCTGGGCTTCTTTCACAAACACATATCCGCTTTCACGAATCTTTTGCTGTACTCTCTGATAAGACTTTTCGTCTATCTTAAGAGGAAATTCTATTGCAGGGACATCCATTGCCTGAATATTTGGAGCCTTCAATAGCTCTGTGGACCCTTTCGACAAATTCCCTTCCGCTCCTGCAATAATTGTTTTATTAACCAAATTCAGACGTTCCTCATAAAGACGAATTTCCTTTTCCAGAGCAATTGCCTGTTCTTCTGAAGCCTTTAATTGAACTTCTTTTAATTCATTGATTTTGTTGATGAGTCCACCTATTGTAGCTAAGTTCTTATTGGTATTTTTATCATTTTCGGAAGAATCAAAGGTAATATCTTCTACTTTGATTCCTTTTGCCAAATCTTTCTGCAATTTAAGGATATCCTCATTTTCATTCTTTAACCGTGCAATGTCTTTATCTATCGCATCTACCTTGCCTTGTACAACAGAGACGATGCCTACTTGGAACTCTTGTGCTTCTCCTGTTCGACTCAAGTCGGTGAGTAGTTGTTGTTCTTTGGTCAATCTTGAGACCATTTGTTCACGTTTGGCATATAATTCGGTCAAAAGAGCTTCATTTTCTATTTCCTTTTTGGCATATTCCACAATTTTGTCCTGTGCAGCTCTGGCTTTAGCTGAAGATACAATTGCATTAGTCAAATTTTTGTATTGAGTAGCAGCTTTTCCAGTTAATATTTCTTCTTCTGTCAGGTTTCCTAAATATTTCGGATACGACTTTTTCAATTCGTCCACAGCTCTTTTACGCTCTGCCATGGGACGGGTGATATCTTGACTGGCCTGATACAGCAGCTTCAGTTTCGTGAGTTCCTCTTGTGCGTTTTGTGCTCCTTTCTGTTGACTATCATTCAATTCTTTTTGTCTGTCGATTTGAGTTTTAGTCACTTTTGACAACCCCGACATTTCACCAGCCACGTTAAAAATCTCTTCGCCATACATGGACAATATGGTAACACCAGCCACCAGTGCTGTTTGCCAGGAGAACAACGATCCTGCGACCTGTTTCCAAACTGGAACAGCCTTTTGTCCTGAAGCGATTAATTCCTGATTTTCTTTACGAACAGCCGATATCGAATCCGCTAAGATCGGCAAGTTGTTGGAGATAGCAAGAAAGAATGTATTTGCACTGATTGCCAGTGCCGGTAATTCCCTTGCCACCTGCTGAACGGACACATTCAGGGAATTGAATCTCGGAGTGACTCTTTTTGTGGAATTTTCCAATGCTTCAGAGGCCGTAGCCGCCTCTTTCCCCAGGCTTTGGTATTGTCTTTTCAAGTTGTCGACAACATTGGAAATATTCTTCACGTTACCCACGGATGCATTGGAAACAGCAGACAACCGACCGGATATGCCATTCAGACTGCCGACTACCTGGTCGGCAGATTGTTTGACAACCTTCAACTCCTTGTCGATCGTTTTGGAAACACCGGAAACCTGGTCCCGCATCCGAAGCAATATGTCATATGTAATACCTCTATCCGCCATATTCCTTTTTTACACGTTCGAAATCTTCTCTCGTTGCTATTTTTATCTGTTTATTTTCCTGTTTTTCCTTTTCCCAGTCAAACCGGACAATGTCTGTCGGATTCAGTTTCTTTTTCGAAAAAGGAGTCAATATGCAATGTGCCATAAACCGGGTCTGTTCCCAACTACTGCGGAAAAAGACCGTTTCATTTTGGTTCCACTGCCCGGCTATCTCGCTGAATTCTTCGGGGGTCAGCTGTAGGAAATCCGTCCGGCTCATGCCTATACGGCCTACAGCCAGCCCAAGCAGTTCCAGGATGGTTATCCTTTTTTTTTAGATTGTGCCTTTTCCATCTCACAAGGGGCCGCTTGTGCCTGAAAGTTTTCGCTTTGCCATCCTGAAAGATCTTCGGGTGACATGTGGTCGGCCATATCCATCTCGTCCTTGAACGGCAGTTCCACGCCGTCCGCCCTACAGGAAGAGACCAGGCAACAGAAGATCAACGTAATGAGCAGAGCGATATCCGTTCCCTGCATTTCGGTAACCTCCTGTCCGGTTCTTCGTTTGAATTCCAGCATGGCCCCCATGGTCAGCCGGCAGGGATATTCCGTATTATTGATTGAAATTGAATGTTTTCCCATTGTCATGATACAATTTATTAGGATGCGACTTGTTTGGTCTGCACATCCCCGCTTGATGAAAATTGTGCACTGTACGTCACATCCTCACCGACCTGTGAAGTCTCTTCCAGAGAGTCTATAACGAACTCCCCTTCCTCGTAATCGTCCCCTTCCTGTTCGTCCGCTTCCGCGAAACCATATTTTAACAGGACGTTCTTCTTCTCCTTCATGGTTTTCAGCAGCAACTTTTTATCCTTGTCGCCAAAAGCCCGGAGCGCATCGGCCTTGATCGTAACTGTGACTGAAGTGATCCTTTTTTCCGGGTTGCCTCCGGGAGAGTCCTTCGTCAGCCTTTCTTTTGTTTCCGTATTATACGTGATCGTATGGCTGGTAGCCAATGCCTGCGCCTGCCATATCGGAGATTCGTTCGTCTCCGCAGTGTTGATATACAGCATCAGGTTCCTGCCATCCAACGGTTCTTCATTATTTCTTGCCATCGTCTTCTTTATTTAGTGATTAATAAAAGATACCGAAAGCCTCAAACACTTTCATGCCTGAAGCCTTCAGTGGACAATCATGCCTTGTCTTCCAACAATGCAATCACACCCTTCTGATCGTCACGAATGATGTCGGCCCCGTAACGGGTGAACGACTCGATGATCGTGCCGCCCAAATAACCGGGAGCTTCCGCATTAATGATCGTTCTGAGTCTTCCTTCCGCACGGCAGACCATCTTATCGTTCCAGAACAAGGCCCCTGAAAGCAAGGAATCCTTCACATCCGCATCTCCTCTTAAAGGTGTTTTTCCGTTGTACAATACGCCATTGTGCCCTTCTTCCGTTGAACGCTGGAAGATGTCGATGCCAAGGATGCGTCCGATAACCCCTTCCTTCAGCCGGGATTCGTTCCCCGTCTTGTAATAATCGACAAATTCGGGTATGGCGAGCAAGTCGGTGTACATGTCAGCCGTCACCATGCCGTACCAATTGCCTCCCATTCCGGAAACGCCCATTCGCATCATCAGGTTAAGAACCTTCAGAAGGTCCTCTTTCGTCAGGGCCTTTCTTTGCGAAGTGAACCCCATCACGTTTGACGGACGTGCGCTTCCTGTCGTTTTCAGAATGTTCGCTTCCAATTTGGGACACCAGTGTTCCATCGTATAAGCGGCGACTTTCGTGTTGATCTCCGCAGCCTGTTGTTCCTGCTTGGTTTGACGCTTGTTGTAGTTGACAAGCAATTCGGACTGCGAGTCGATAAGCAGGGGAGCACAATAGATCAATGTCGTATTGTACTTTTTCGTGCTGTCCGTTGACGTTTCAACAGACAAGGGCAAAGAACTGGGTTTACCCTCTTTCGCTTTGCTGATCTTTGTCTGTACAGGCTTTTCCACCTGTTCGGTTTTATCAGCCACCCCGGTCTCACCAATAGACTTCTTATAAAAACTATTGTCCGGGAAAATGAGCTTTTGTAGTTCGCTCGAATAAAGTGTCGTTCTTATTTCTGCCATATTCTAATCGATTTGTACGGCATCGGCCGTTTGGATAAATTTTTCACCATCATACACATATTCGGCAACTTTTGTTTTGCCGGCAACACCGGCAGTCGCTTTGCCTGCCATACCTTCTCCGGGAGTAAGGCTTTCCGTGGCGGTCGTCCTTGTTTTCACGACAAGGCGGGCACCCGGTTCCACGTCCTTGCTGATCGCAAGATTAAGGGTGCGTGCCCCGGTTGCGATGACGCTTGCACCATCTACGATTGTCAGGTTGTTATAAATATCGACAGCCTGATTTCCCGTGGCCGTCAAACTGACAACGTCTGCCTTACCGAAGGGCCACTTTACGATTGGATTCTGTAATTCCGTGTTCATAACTTTTATGCGATTGAAGATTCATATTCGTTGAGCAGGCGGTTGAAACGTTCCGGATCTTCCCGTTCCATTTTAAGCAGGGCATCCGGATTGTGCTTTTGGTACCAATCCCAGTCATGGCTGTCGTTTCCGCCTTTTTTCTCCTTTTTACCCACACGATCGAGGACATCACTTAGCCGGCGGTTTTCCGTTTGTCCGGCAGGTTTACGGGTAAGTTCCCCGTCCTCTTCTGTTTGTTTGTCTACCTCTTTGTCCTGAACATCGGATATCATTTCCGCGAATAACTCGAAATCGGCATTGGCCAGCCGCTTCATCCGGTCTTCATTCTTGTCCGTTACTGTCCCGTTCTTTTTACCCAAAGAGAGCAATTGTCCGATAAGGGCATCCCTCGTTTCGTTTGCCGTCTTCTTTTTTTCAGCAATGGCATCCAGTATCTGCTGCTGGCTTGCATCCTCCGGAAGGCCGAGAGCTTTTGCAATTTCTTTCATGTTTGTCTTTTTATTAGATGATTGATATTCGTTATTGATCCGGCTCAAAAGTTCCGGAACGGATAGATTGCTTAATTCCTCCTTGCGGGGAGTCGTGACCACATCATCGCACAGGCCCGCCGATTGTGCTTCCAATGCGGAAAACCAGGTTTCATCCTTCATCAGCGATGTTATCTTATCCTTGTCACAGCCCCTTCTCGAAAGGATGGTACGAAGGGTGTCGGCAATGGAGTTTAACGCCTTGCGGTCCTTTGCCGACAGTTTTTCACTTTCCATACCGGGGATATGGGGATCATGGATCATGAGCTTTGCATAATCCTGCATGCTCACCTTGTCGGACGATATCGCAATGACGGCAGCCATGCTTGCCGCAATGCCATTCACATGCGCATGGATATAGGCTTTTGCCGAGAGAATGGCCGATACGACCGACAACCCTTGCGAGACGCTTCCTCCGTCACTGTTTATAAGGATGTGGATGGTGTCAGCCTCTTTATCCAGATTCGCAATATCATAGGCCATCCGGTTTCCGTCCACGTCACGGCCTATCACACCATACATCCGTATGGTAGCTTCGCGCTTTTCCTTGTTTTCTATAAGTTCATAAGCCATTTTATTTTTCGCGTTACTGTGATTTGTTGATTGATTTCGACAGCGAAGTAAAGGCCGTAAAAGACCTGCCGCAAATAAAGTTCCAAGGGTTGTAATAAAGATTGCAAGGCTTGGAACTTTTCTTTTCCAAAAGGATTTATGCCGTCACCTTTGCATCATAAAAACACGTGACATGGACGACAAATACATTGCCTACATATTATTCAAGGAAGGAATTTCCGGACAGGAGATCGCACGGATCATGAAAAGGTCCGAGCAGACGATATCCAGATGGAAAAAGAACGGGGCCTGGGAGCAGAAGGCGACAGAAGACCTTATGGCCATGCAGACAATACATGAAGACATCCGCGACCTGGTCCGTTACCAACTCCTCCAGCTGCGCAAGCTGAAGGACCAGTATATCAAATCGGAGGCGGATGGAGGGGATCCCCGGTTGATCGGCAAAGGGGACATAGACGGGGTGCGGGACCTCTACAACATGATAAAGCCGAAGGAAACCGACTGGACAGCATTGGTCAGGACTGTACGAAAGATCAACAAGTTCCTTACGGACAACTACCCTGTTTTGGCACGTGACGTAGCTCCAGCCTTGAATGATTTTTTAAATGAGGAAAGGGGAGGGAACAGATCATGAGCCTGGAGATGAATTTAAGCCGAAAGGAGCAGAAAGAATATGAACAGTGGCTCAGAGAAATGCAGGAGACGGTCCGTCTCGAACCGATCCGTGAGGAAACGGATGAGCAAAAAGGCAGGCGAAAAGCCTCCCTTCTGAAAAACTTCACGAAATTCTGCCGTTATTATTTCGAAGACTTCATGGATGCCGATTTTGCCTGGTTCCACAAAAAAGGAGTTGGCCTGATCGTCGAAAACGACAACATCATGTTCGTCGGAGAATGGCCGCGTGAACATGCCAAATCCGTTGTCATGGACATATTCCTGCCAATGTACCTTAAGGCTTTGGGAAAACTTACTGGCGTTGTCCTCTCCTCGGCCAATGAGGATAAGGCGGACGGATTGCTCGCAGATTTGCAGGAACAGCTGATGTTCAACCAGCGTTATATTGCCGACTACGGACCGCAGTACAAGTCGGGGAAATGGGACACCGGGCATTTCGTCACGAATGACGGGATCGGTTTTTGGGCATTCGGTCGCGGACAATCCCCGCGTGGCGTACGTGAAGCCGCGCTCCGTCCCAACCTGATTATTGTCGACGACATAGATGACGCTGAAATATGCAAGAATGAAAAACGCGTACAGGAAGCCACGGACTGGGTGTTGGGTGACCTGTACGGCTGTGCACCGACCAAAGGCAGCCGTTTTGTCGTGATCGGGAACCGTATCCATAAAGGCAGCATCCTCTCACATATCGTCGGAGATGTTGAAGAAGGCGATCCGGTGAAAGAAACGATAACCCATCTGAAAGTATACGCCCTTGAAAACCCGCGCACACACGAAATGGACCTTTCGGAAAAAGGCGTGCCGGCATGGAAAGAAAGATATACCAGGGAGCAGATCCTGACGAAGATGACGAACATGGGACAACGTATTGCCCTTCGCGAGTTGTTCCACCAACATATCGTAATTGGCCGGGTGTTCCGCGAAGAGCATCTTCCCTGGGCCGACCTGCCGCCAATCGACAACTGCGAGAAGCTGGTCACCTATTGCGATCCCTCTTACAAGGACTCGAAAAAGAACGATTTCAAGGCAATCGTCCTGATCGGCAAGAATGGTCCTTACTTTGACATTTACGATGCGTTTTGCCGCCAGTGCACGACGCCTGAAATGGTCCGCGGCCATTACGCCCTGGCGGAAGAAATACCCTCGCATAGAAATTGTCCGCACTGGATGGAAGCGAATTTCATCCAGGACATACATCTTGAAAAATATGACGAAGAGGCGGAAAAAAGAGGCTACAGCATTGCCATCAGGGGAGACAGGCGGGATAAACCGGACAAGGTGGAGCGCATCGAAAACCTTTCCGCATATGCGGAGAGGGGGAGGATCCGGTTTAACAAGGCATTGAAGCACAGTCCGGACATGCAGGAGATCCGTCAGCAATTCCTTGGATTTCCGGATGCTCCGCACGATGACGGTCCCGATGCCGTGGAAGGTGGCATTTACAAACTTAACAAGCCCGGAATGAAACAAACCGGCGGGCTTAGATCCGCAAAATACAAACACAATAAATACAGACGACCATGGTAGTAGATTATTTGCAGACATGCGATTTCCTTGTTTTCATATCGGAAGCTTCACTAAAAAAGCTCATCCGCGATGAAGACTGTAAGATACTCAACGCACAGACAATGGCTTACGGGTATATTTCCGAGAAACTGTCCGGACGTTATCAAATAATAAAGGAACTTTCGAAAGAAGGGGACAGCCGGAATGCCTCGATGGTCCGGTGGATGACCGTTCTCACGGTTTATTTCCTCTATCAGTCCGTCCCGGATGAAAGTATCCCGGAAAGGGTAAGGTTAAACTACGAAGACGTGCTGAAAGAGATCGACCGGGTCGCATCCGGTAAGGACAACAGCACGCTCACCCCGGTTTTGGATTCCTCCGGCAAACCCCGGACATCATTCCGGTGGGTTTCCAGTCCGAGACGAAGCCACAATCCTTTTGGCTGATCTGTGTCCTCTGTGTAAACATCATCTAAATACAATTCGAAATGGATATAAAAAGAATTACAAACAAAATAGCGTCCATGTTCGGTATGAGCCGAAAGCGTAAGTCGTCCCTTCTGAAACGCCAAGGTCCCACACGGGTCAACATGGAAATGAATAACCTCGTGAAGGCCGCTCTGGAAGCCCTTGATCCGGATAATTCCGACCGGACAGACCTGTTGGATATATATGAAAACACATGGAAAGACAGCCAGGTCATCAGCGAGCATGAAAAGGCGGAAGCCTTTCTGATCACGGAGCCTTTTGAGGTCTGCAAGAAAGGCAGTGACAGCAAGGATAAGAAACGGACCCTGCTTTTGGATCGTCCCTGGTTTACGCGTTTTCTGACCTTTGTGATGGACAGTGAGTTTTGGGGATATCAGCTTATCGAATTCGGTGAGCAGGATTCCAAAGGCGAATTCGTGGACGTGAAAGTCTTTCCACGCGAGCATGTCCGTCCTTTTGAGAAGATAATCACGATAAACCCTTGGGATCGTGACGGCATATCTTACGAAGGACATGAAACGGCGTTTTTCCTTTTGCCCGTCGGAGATCCGGAAGTGCTTGGAAAATTGGAATCCATCAGCCGGGAAATCATATGGAAAACTTATGCCCGTTCGGACTGGTCGGAGTATAACGAAAGGTTCGGGAAACCTTTTATCACCTATGAGACGGACACCGACAATGAAGAAGAACGGGAAAAAGCAATGGAGATGGCTGTCCGTTTTGGCAGTAACCTGGTTGGAGTCGTTGGCAGCAATGAAAAACTGACCGTTACAGCCGTAGCCAGCAAGGAAAGCAGCGATAATTACAAGAGCCTTGCCGATTTCTGCGACGACCAGATCGCCAAGATGATGAACGGGCAGACCGGAACCAGCAAGAACGGACAGTGGACCGGAACCGCGGAAGTGCACGAAAGGGTCCTTACGGAGTTCACCAAAGCGCGGATGAAACGCATCCAGGATATTGTCAATTACCGTCTCTTCCCCTTTCTTGTCGCACATGGCTACAAGCTGGACGGATACGAATTCCGCTTCTATGGCCTGAAGGATAAAAAGGAGAACACGGTGGACAACAAGAGCTATGACGAGCCGAACCCGGCCAAGCGGAATAAACCGGACGAAGATCGGACTATCGGTTTTTTCGGAAAGGCCCGGAAAGTGAGGGTTTAGGATTTTCCGGGCTTGTTTCCCACTTGTATGATTGCCACTGTCCGGCGTGTGCTTCCATGCGGGAACAGGTTTCAATGGATTTCAGCTTGGATGAGTCGATCAGGAATGCCATATTAAAGCGCATATACGAAAAATTCGATGTCCGGGATGACATCGATCCGGACCTGTTCGAACATACCCGCTCTTACCTTGACAAAGCGGTCGAGACAGGTTTTCATGCAGAAGTAAGATTCGGTGATCCGGATCCGGAATTCCTTCGTGAATTAAAGAGGAACAATGCCGTATTTGCAGCATTCAAGGCACACCGTGAACAGAATGACCTGGCAGCCCTTCTGATCGATGAGAAAGGGGATCTGAGAAGCTATGACGGTTTTAGAAAAGCATCCGAAGCCATAATCGGACAATATAATGTGGACTGGCTCAAGACGGAATATGTTACGGCTGTTTCCGCCGCACGGACAGCCGCCCGTTTCCGACAATATATGCGTGATGCCGATCTGTTTCCGAATCTTCGTTGGCTGCCCAGTTCTGCCGCAGAGCCCAGAATTTCACACCAGATGTATTATGGCAATGTCCGGTCCCTCACTGATCCTTGGTGGAAAACTCATTATCCGGGATGTGTATGGAATTGCCAGTGCGACATGGAAAACACGGCTGATCCGATTACCCACATCGGAGATCGTCCCGTGATTCCGGGAGAAAAAGCGACACGGGACGGGGTGGCACCGGCTTCTCCCGGTCTGGACCGCAACCCTGCCTATACGGGCAGTATTTTTACGGATAACCATCCTTATGTGACGGAAGCTTACAAGGGGGCGGAAAAAGCGGTGGAACGGTTGTTGGAGGAAGAAGAGTATGAAACGATACCTACCGACAAAGGCCGGCTTCGTATCCATAGTGGACACGGCAAAGGTGAACGGGAGGAGAATATACGGGTGGCTTCATATTTTGCCAACAAATACGGATATGACATTGATCTGTTGAATAATCCGGATAACGTGAAATCGGCAGACAGTCTCAACCGGACACTGGGATATGAGGAAGAATACAAGGTCAGCCGGACCCCTTCGAAAAATTCGATTGACCGGTTGCTCCGGGACGCAAGGAAGCAAGCTGACCATGTCGTGATTTGGGTAGATTCGGACATATCCGTTGAAGAGTTGAGCGCAGCTTTACGTTCAAGGGTGCGACGGTCGGAAAACATAAAAACCGTTACGATTGTGATCAATGGGAAAGATATCAGGCTGGACCGCGCCAATATCCTTTCGGAAAGCTTTAAAATACGACTGGCAGATTTGAAATAATCAAACCTGCCAGAAGGGGGCTCACGGCCTTTCGGCTTAGAACCGTTACAAAAATACTAATATTAGACGACATGCAAAATACTGACATACAAAAATATTTTGACAATCTTTTAAAAGAGAGCCAGGACTGGGCGAAAAACTCATTGCCTAAAATTGTAGGGCGTGAAGCCGTGGCTCATTTTAAAGAGAATTTCAATCAGGAAGGGTTTGTCGATAACGGTTTAAAAAAGTGGAAGGATGTAAAACGACGTGATCCTTCCAGCAAATGGTACGGCTTTGACTACAAAGGGGAAAAACGCGTTTCCTACCGTTTTAAACGTGACAGGAAAACCGGTAAGACATATAAGGTAAAACAGCAGAAAAAACTTAATTTCAGCAAAGCTGCAACAATCCGTAAAATATTGTCCGGCAGTTCCGGTGATTTAAGGAAGAGTATAAGGTATATCCCCAAGTCCGGGAAGGTCTCGATAACGTCCGACAAGCCGTATGCATATGTACAAAACTACGGGGGACCGATAAAAATATTCGGAAAAAAAACAGTGATGCTCCCGGCCCGGCAATTCATCGGGGAGAGCAAGGAACTGAATGATAAAGTGGAAAATATCATAATCAAAGGGTTGGATAAAATTTTAAACAAATAAAAATATGTATTACAGTTTATATAAGGATATCAAAGAGTTGATTGCCGAAAAGTTCGGTATCCTGCTTGATCCGGAAACAGGTATCGTTTCCGATGCTTCGAACAGTCGGCTAAAAGACATCCAATGGTTCAACAACCAATATGAAGGAGTGATCCATACAAGTCCTGTCGTCCTGGTGGAATTTGCCGCTTTGGATATCACTGCCGAGACAAAACAGACAAATTCATGTCAGATAAACATCCGCCTTCATGTCGTTTCCGAGACAAGGGACGAATCGGACGGGGATATGCGGGATGGGGATGTCCTGTGGCATGAGAAGTTGGCCCGTGATGTGCTGGATGCCGTAAATGGATACAGGCTGGATTTTGAAGAAGGAGAGACACGGCCCCTGAAACCGGTATCCTGGGAACACTATCATAAATATAACGGCTGGATGGTTACACTTGTCGGATTAAAAACCAAAGGTTAGCTGAAGCTTGTCCTCGTGTCCCTTTTTCCCGTGTTTCAGTTCCTGCTTGGCCGGATACGAAATCCAACGGTTGAAAGTGCTGTAGGAGATCAGGAACGTATCGCGGATGATATGCTCATACACATATAATTGCGAGACACCCTTCTTCTTTTCGGCGAGGACAATGTCTTGTACGCGTATCATCTTCAATAATGTATTTCTATTATTGTAGGCCATGGACAAACAGTAAAATCAATCAATCTATTTACAAAGTTAGGTTCATAACCAATACCTTACAAAGAAAGAGGCACTAAACTTCAATTTAGGCCTCTTTCTCATTAGTCATCATGCCAGGAAACCGTTTCCGGACAAAGATTTTGCATTTTCTTCAAGGGTCATTCTGTCATATCTGTCGAAGCAGGCGGTTGATTTGTGCCCTGTGCATTTACGGGTTTTCGCGCTTGGTACATTGTTCTTGTTCATATTGGTGATGAAGGTCCTGCGGGCCGTATGGGAGGATATCATTTCGTATTTGGGCCTTTTAACCGCTACGATTTCCCCAGCACGTTCTTCCTCGTAAACAATAATCTCATCGATGCCTATTTTCTTACAGACACCTTTAATGGCTTTGTCAAAATATTGGATGCAACGGGCTCTGGGCATCTTCCCGCCGTATTTCGCGAATATCTCCTTCACATACTCCGTCAAAGGGACAACTGCTTTGTTTTTCGTCTTCTTCTGGATGATGTGGATATGATCCCCCTTGATGTTGTCCGAAGACAAACGGGAATAGTCGGAATATCTTTGGCCGGTCATGCATCCTACGATGAAGATATCCCGAATCTCTTCTTCCCAGGGCAATAGTTCTGTATAGTAATAGATGCGGGCAATTTCCTTTTCGGTAAGGTATACGAATGTGGATTCGTTTTCCCGGACTTTTACCTCGGAGTAAGAGTCATCAACGGCCCAGCCTTTTAAATATGCCTTTTTTAAAAGATATTTAAATCTGGTTATCATGCTTTTGATTGTGGAAAGTTTCAGCCCTTTGTCGATGTGCAAATATTGGATGAAATCATCCAGTTCTTCACGGCCAATCTGACTTGTTGTAAAAGTGCGGCCAATGACGTGTTGATAATTTTGAAAATGCGTGAGAAGGTTCCTGTAAAGATGGGACATGCTGCCTCGCTTGTGTATTTGGGCGAAAAGAGTCGCGAATTCCAAAAAATCACATGATGGCAGGTTCCTGAAATACTCGCTTTGCAAACGTGCAGCGTTACAACTTGAAAGGCTAATTTGAAGTGCTTCCATAATGGTAATTTTGTTTCTTTCATAGAATAGCACTACTTTTGTAGTGTTTTTATCAGAAATAGCGAAAACTCGCTGTTGAGAGTTTACAGACTCCGCCCGGTGTCGGCCGAGCGGAGTTGCCGTTCTATTCAACTAATGTTTCGTGATTTGAACCTAATCGGGTTCTATTTCGTGCCGGTTCCGAACTATTTTTATACCAATATACTAATTGCAGTTTGTGCATGTTTGTAATATTTTATTTTATGTGACCAAATCTGAGACAGATTAATAAATTCTTAATCCAAATAGTCCGATTGCTAATATATTAAACATTCTTACTCTGATTGTTGTCATATAAAAATCACTTTCTATATTTACGCTGTCCTACTAAACAATAGGACATTAAATAGCATGATAAAAATTGTAATCTGCCGAAAAATCGGCAAAAACGGCAAAGGCCAATTTTCAAGTTTGGCTTATGCTAAAAGGTACCCACATTTAGTACAGAAGGAAATATATCGTTTCCTAAAGTGCAAATGTCGTTGATTCGTAGGACTATCCTAAGATTGTCTTAGGGTAGTCCTATTTAAGTCATTCATCATTGAAATCCTCCTGATGCAAGTTGTATCCTGCTAATATAGCCTTCTTCAATTCCTCTCGGATATCATAATTATCTGATCCTGAAGAAATCATTCGGTCTGCTATCTCATATGCCCGTTCTTCCAAAGTCTTCTCGCCAACTTTTGAGTACTGAATAACCATACGGGTACTGTATTGTTCTCCTTCATGGTTGATCACCTGGGCTAAAGCAATTTCGCCAGCATTTGTCCGAATGCCTTCTTCTGACCATCGGAGTAACATGAACTGAGTCAGCTTTAATAACTGTTCTCCACCTTCGTCTGCAATATTCTTCAAGAACTTGCAAACAACTTTGTCTTCTTCTTTTGTTAGTTTCATGACTCTTTAGTTATAGTAGTTACTGCTTAAACTCCGGAAGGATACCAAGATATAGATATCTATCATCCTCAGTATGATGGCAGGTACAGTAAAACAATACTCCATCTTCCGATTTAATTGGATCGCCTCCTTGGATTAAGTCCTTTGAACAATAATACGGACAAACGATTTCTCCAATATAATTGTATAGGTCTTCACTTATCCAATCTCCGGGATGAATAAAATCCTCTAAATCCAGGCCTGATTTTTTCCATTGTTTTAAAGTTTTCATAGCTCAATTATATTTATGATTACGCTTATTCATTTTCTTCTTCTTACGATCTTTCTTGATCTGTTTTTCGCTTCTTCCGGATTTGGAAGAAGAACCTTTCCATGCCGGTGGTTTATTTTCCCACATCGGGAGGCTGGCTTCTATTTCATCCAGAAAAATAGGCTCTTTAGGTACTAGCGTATTGTAGTAGATATACTTGTTGTCCATGACTCAGTTCTTTTTTAATTATTATCTTCTTTCTTATCATTCCGTATCCAAACTATCTGAATATTCCTTTTAGGCCTCCATTAACAGCGCATATTTTGGCTTCATTTGATGGGTGTACGTATACATTGAGGGTTGTACTTATATCCGAATGTCCTAAAATTGTGGATACAGTTTTAACATCGACTTTATTTTCAATCAAGGTACTTGCAAAAGTATGTCGTAATCCATGAAATTTAATGCAATGATTTAACTTTACTTTTTCAAGAATAAAAATTCGATAGTATGTACGTAAAGTTCGAGGTTCAATAAAGTCTTCAGAGCAGGTGCAAACATAATAATCTGGCTTACATACGGCATAGAACTTTTTCACAATGGGTAAAATATTCTTAAGAATAGGTATGTGCCTATCTGATGAACTAGTTTTAGGAGCTCCTATCTCAACCATCGTCTTTTTCCTGTCGGTACCGATATTCCCAGGAAGATATATGCGTTCCATTGTTTTATTGACATGAATTGTATTGCCAACAATATCTATATCCCGCCACTGTAACGCACAAATTTCGCCGATCCTCATGCCTGTGCATATTGACAATAAAATGCCTAAATTGCGAGGTGATGGATTATCCATAACATACTCAACAATTTTACGATATTCTTCTTGCGTGTAACATTCTAATTTTGAAACGCCAACCTTATTATTGGTTGGCCAAATAACCTTCCAAGCTGTATCGGGAACATTGATGTCCAATTCGTCACCAGCGTAGCGAATAAGCATCTTTATGACTATAAGGATATCTGAGCAGTATTTCTTTGACTTAGTGCCTGAATCAAGAAGTTCATAAAGAAATGTTGTAACAACCTTCTTATTCATGGTCTCCACATCTGTAGATCCAAATTTAGGAGCCAGTATCTTTATATATATGAGCTGATAACAGCTTAGTGTTGATTCCTTAACTTGTCTTCTCTTGACAGACAACCATTTATTATATACATCATTTAATTTCATAATTCTTGTACTATTTTAGCATTAGTATCTGCTTTTATTATTTCCGAAAAGGAAAGTGTATCATCTTTGCGATTAAGAAGGATATACTTCTGCTTAACTTCTTTTGTTAATACATCCCCGTGATAAACATACCCCATAATTCCTCTAATCGATAAGTTTAAAAGAAGTATAGGAATTGATCTATCAGATAATTCCCAACATGATACAATATTCTGAGATGGGAAATGTTCCCAGGGTAATAATTTCGTACAACGTTGCCACCAGTCCGCAATGATCATAGATCCATTTCCGGCAGTAGGTTCATGTATACTTCCGGTTTGAGATGTTAGCAATGAACATAATACTCCCAGAGAATTTGGTGTGAAGTCCTGTTTTTTTTGCTTTCTTTCAGATAAATCACTTTCGTAAACTTCTTGAAACCAGTCATAAGACAAATCGTTATCGTTCAGTCTAATCAATTCTCGGTATATTTTATTCCTATCTTCTAAATCCATATCTAAAATTTTAGTAACGGCATTAGGCAAATCCATCAGGTCATTTATTAAAAACACCTTAAATAAGTCGTCCTTATTCATATCGTTTATCGAGCCGGTTAAGAAATGTTTTATTATATTTTATTCTTGCGGAAAGCATTTTCTTAGAGGTTCCTAGTATATATCCTATTATAGATTGCGGAAAGACGCCATTTTCCACATTATCAATTGTTGCCATAATCGCGCTTATTGCTAATTCGTACGCTTCTTCATTTGATACCTCCAAATGAAACTTGCAATAATTTTCTACATCTTTAATGTAATTCATAATAAATAAAGGACGTTCCTTTTTTTTCAGGCAATCAATTAGTTTTTCATACTCATTAACATCAAACGGATATCTACACTTTACACTCCCTCTTTTGTGCTTTTTATAAAAATCATACCTCTCCATCCCATCTCCGTTTTTATTGACAATAATATATTTAGGTATATGCAACGGGTTAATATTGTTTTTGGCCGCATAGATTAGGCGTTCACGTCTAAAACCGTGCCTAAGGCCATCATCCATTAATACAGATATATTAGTACAACGGTTTTCCTTATTTGTTTTTGAGTTGATTATTTTTAAATCAGGAGTGACAATATAAGTTGTTCCTGGTATAGTCATAAATTCGTTCATATTCATATTCTTTTTATTATTTAATTAATCTACGTCTATACAATCTCCGCAAGTGGGGCACACTACCCAATTTCCTTCCCGTTGGTCACTATGTATATCAGAGTGGTCGTACATAAACACACATCTGCATTTTTTGCATGTCATTTTCTTTTCTTTAGGTGGCAATTTGCCTTCTTTTATTATTCTCATGTCTATAAGTTTTATTTAATCAAAATACATTATTTTCTTTCCGATAACCACCTTGAATCTTGACAGTTGTTCAGGCGTTTGACTAGCATCGCCGCTTCTTGAATTAATGAAGCATCCTGTCTGTTTGTGGTATCTATAGCAGGCATGTTTTGCTGATTTTGCCAATACTTTTTTCTCATTCGAAAAATCATAAATCAACATGTCGCGGTATGATACACGATACCATTTTGTAGTAGCTCTTAGTCTCTTGAAATATTTTGCTTTCATATTTTTTTAATTTAATTCTTATATGAGTTCCTTTTATGAATCATAATCCGCATTCCACTCTATTGAAATGGTCGCTTTCACTTTTTTGGTGCCGTCACAGAATTCGCAAGGAATCCATCTTGATTCATTGCGTCCTGTTTCAACTAAAGAACCTCCTTGACCGTTACAACGAGGACAAGGGACATTGCGTATGTATTTTTTTTCAGGATTTGTACCGTACTTATCCGGTTCGATATCCAATGTATATTTTACTTCACTCATTCTATTCTCCTTTCTCTTTTAAATAGAATCAGTACTTTAATGACCCAACTCTTGCCGGTCCGATAGCGACGTCTCCTTGTAGAGTCTGGGGTGGTTCCTCTTCTTTGATTATTTCCATTTCAAAGTGCATGTTTGTTTTCAAAAACAATTTTCCGTTGTTTTCAAATTTAGAATCCGAATCAATTTCTAATGATTCTTCAAGTTGACACGCACGAACCATTGTTTTATGAGCGATTTTGCCCAATACTTGCGTATCTTTTATTTCGCAAATTGCTTTTATTATTTCTTTCTCGGTCATTTTATCTCAATTTAATTGTCCATTGTCAATTAGAACAGCGATGGTTCTCTTGATTCCCTGATGTACTCCAGCACCAAGTAGTCCAGCTGTTGCGTCTCCCATTTGATGCCGGGGCGGTGCTTGTAAAGCGACTTGATCAGCCGTCGGCATTCTTCGGGCGACAGGCCGGTGTCGAGCTTCGCCATCGGGAGATTGATGCGATCCATCGTGATTGTGGTGGCGTGTATGATCCGGGCGTTGCCTTTCCACACACCTTTCAGATAGACCTGCTTCACTGCGCCAATGGCGTTCCTCACCGGCTGGTGGATCCGGATCGTTGTGAAGCACTGGCAGTTCAGTTTGTTGTTGAAGTTCTCTTCAAATTCCAATCGTTCATCCATGACTTTATAATATTTGCCATTTGACTGCTTACATTTAAAACAATATATCATCCATCTGTTATCTTTTTTATCCACCCGGCACACTGTATATCGAAACCCGCAGGGGCAAACATATATCCAGTGGCCGGGGGTAAGAGTGGCAGATTTGATCGTCATGCTTTAGTAGCTGATAGTGGTAACGGACGCTCGATTCCTTTATCATCCTTCTCCGTGAGCAGCAGGCTTACGCTTGTTTGCTCCTCATAAATGGACTTTTTGATACACTCCGAAGCTTTCAACAGAAGTTCGTCACCTTCCTTTTCGGCTTTCTTGATAAATTTGAGCAGATTATCCGGAGAATAATTGCCTTTTTGATCTTTTGTCAGCAGGTCATCGATATAAGACATGAGCCGCTTGCTTTTCTCACCGTCCACCTGGCTCTGCATCCATTCCTTGGCAAATCCTATTCCTGCCTGGATGCCATCGTCATAACGACTGCGCCGATTGTTGCGCATCCGAACCTTCAATTCTGAATTGGCAGTTTTAAACGTATAGTTCTCTTGATCCGCTTTCGCCTTGTTATACTTTATCTTTTCATCCACCAACGGGCGGAGTTTGTCTATCCATTTCTGTTTGAATGTCACAATGGCATTGCTGATCTTGCGGGCTTCATCGAACATTCCCAAAACCAGTTCGTTTTCTATGTCGGCAAGGGCTTGTTCGTCCTTTTCCCGTTTTTCTTTTTCCTGCCGTTTCAAAGCTTCCGCCTGTAATAATATGGCATTCAGTTCTTCTTTACTCAATTTGCTCAAATCAATTGCATTTCCGTTCTCTTTCATTTTACTTTTTTTTATTGTTAATACTCAAATTATCATCTAAAATCGTCATTTACTTCCAGAGGCTTTTCACCTTTGATATCGAGAATCTTTTTTTCTATCCATCCGATTCGTTCGAGAGCCTTTCGGTCGTCCGGATGGTCAAAAAGGTGGTCCAGTTCTTTATCGTATTCCCTTTCCAAAGCTTCCAACTGCTTCTGTTCTTCGCGGGAAAGAGTTTTTGCAGGATCTTGTTTTACTCTTGGCATAACACTAATTCTTTGAGGCCGTGGCCAGTTCTTTTCGTTGTTGCTTTAGCCGATTGTCGCAATACGAACAGACGGCCTTGAATAAATCCGGCAGTTCACAGATAGGAATAGCCGGCAGAATTCGTCCGCGACTGATAGGAAGACTCCGGATATGGCGGTTGGCTTCTTCATATCCATTAATTGTATTGATGCCAATTCGGGAAAGTTGCGTAAAAATACGATGATACCAGCCTTTACGGATGGCTTTCTCGTTAAGTTCGGCCTTCAGGCTGTTCATGTCTGTCGCGATGTTAACCTGCCTTTTTAAATCGATGACCAGTTCGTCATATTCCTTGTCGGAAAGTTCCGACAGGCTGATCCTTCGTCCATGATCCGCTCCGTATTTGCCAATCAGGAAGCTCTCTATCACACCGCCCTTGATCGTCTCCACTTCTGAGGGATCATAGCCCGGTATACGTCTCAGATAACCGTAGAACAGGCCGGTGTTACGTTTCTTGTAGGTACGTTTTTGAGTTGTCATTTCTATTCATTTATAAGTCATACAATTTATATTTCCAGTATAGGTAGGCTTTTTCTTCCCAAATAATAAAAGGCTTTTGACGTTGTCCGTTTTTTAGATAACGACTGTTTGCCGTAGCCCGGAAAGCCTCTACATAAATCTTGCAGCCACTATCGTAGCGGATACTATCGGCTGCTGGTCCCTTGGGGTTCTTACCATCAGCGTGGCTGATAAATATGAATAGTTTTTTAGGAAATTTATCACGTATTTCCTTATATCTGTCATAGTTGATTTGGGAATACTGCAACGAGTCGATAATGACGATATCCCAACTCTTGGGCTTTTCCAATCGTTCCAGCATTTCATCAACGCCCATATCAAGCAAGACCAGCTTTCCATTAACTTCCATCATGTTGACATCTTCAAAGGTACGTTGCAAAGACAAACTGTCCCCTTCTTCCAAACTAAGATAAGCAACCCTGCCGAAATGGGTCAGATATTTGGCTAATCGGCAGCAGAAAGACGTTTTCCCACTTCCGCTTAATCCCCAGATGATCCAAGAACCAAATGGCTCTGGACATCCGAGCAGGTCATACCAAGGACCGGAAAACTCCATACGTTTCTTCCGGCTGGTAAGAAATTGCTGCACACCTAATACTTTTCCCATGCCTAAATCTGATTATACTCGTTAGCCAGATGTTCACGTTTTATCAAGCGCATCAAACGCCGCAGATCCTCGCAGAAAAACCTTCCTTCTTCCTTTGTTTCTCCTTTTTTGTTATGAACTCGGACAAGACGCTTCACCTTTTCCACTTCACTCCATATACGTTCGGAAGCTGCTTGGGTTAAGCCGTTTTCCAGACATATGTCTATCACGTCTGCTTGGGAAGCACCGGGAAGTTCTATGTATGTACGCCCCAGACGACTGTCCATTTCGTCATATCCTTTCTGATTGTTTCGAACCCCTCTGGCGATCTCCTTTTTCAGATTTTCCGTACCAGCCAGCACGCATCCAAGACGATGCTCGGTCCTGTTGTACAGGGGAATCAAGGTACGGAAGGCTGCCGGCTTCAACTTGTCAGCTTCGTCAATGATCAAAATAGGCTTTTCGGCGGCCATTCCATTCAAGTATTCAGAAATCATTTTTAAAAGGGAGGGAATATTGGCGTATCCCCTTTTGGGCACCCCACAGGTGCGGTCTGCCAACTCAAGCAAAAACTGTCGTGAGTTCCATTCTTCTGCCTGGATGAATATTACGCTACCTGTCAAATCGGAGTTAAACAGATGCTCTAACGTTTGTGTCTTTCCGCTTCCGGCCTTATTCGAGATACCCATCCACATGCTCTGTTGCTTGCAAGAACGGAAAACGAACTCAATCTTCTTGTAATTATTTATACTCGTAACTACTTTCCATCCGTCTTCCTGATAACCGAGCAATGCTGCGATCTTCTTGTCTAGGCTATCGGTATTGGCTCCGTATTTGCCATTCATCCACTGGCTGAGTGCCGTGTCGCTGATGCCACATCTTTCTGCCACCTTGGCTTGTGATCCAAGGCGTGTGATCCAATCACCAACATGCTTTATTAATCCATTTCTGTTCATATTTAGATACTGCTTAAAATTCTTTTAAAAACTCATAGTCTTCACAAATCAGATCAAAATCACCGTCATCGTCTCTCATTGTCTGTTTTACCGGCATGGAGACTGCCTTTTTTCGTCCGGTCACTTCGTTACGCATATCTTTGTGCCGTCCCAGGCTGTCTGTAATGACATGGGCTGTGAGAGTCCCCTGCAATTTGTCGGCATGTTCTTCGAAAAGGTTACGGACTATCTCACCACTCTCTTTACGTTTGAGGATAATGGCATCTGTCATCCCTTCATTGAATTTCCTTACACGCATAAGTTCTTCCATGTCTCCTGGCTTACGGTCCATCAAAGCCATCGGTTGCTCGTACTTGCGTTGTAGCATGAAGCGAAGCGAACCTTCTTTAGGCTCTTTGGCCGTTCCTATATTTTCAATAGCCATCACTTGATCCATGTCTGCTGGATCATATTTTAGAAAGAACGTCGCATGGCCATAATTGCGAAATTCAGGATCAAAACAGTCATACCAGAACTTTTGTCCGTCCAATTGAAGCCGTACCCCGTCCCAATTCAATTTCCTAGGGGCAGCTGTTTCTCCAAAAGCATATAGGACATCCTTTTTGTCGAAGGGCAGATGTTTATCTTGAGGCATATTGTTCCATTGTTTTATGAAATCCTCACGTTTGCATTTTCGATCCAGCTCTATCATCTGTTCCAATTGGTTCGAGCAGCCTTCGTAATCAGGAAAACTGCGTTTATGCATTTCGATCCAGTCATCACTGACTTGTATTTTTCTGCTGCTTTTGACACCATATCCACTGCTGTTAGGATACAGGCGGAGATATTTCCGGTTAAACCGGTTGAAAAACGGCTCTATTGGCTTTGCTTTTGCATTGCCGACTGCTGCTGGGGTATAATAACGGGTGCAGGATTCATAAAAACTTTTCAAATTTCCACGCCCGTAATTGTCTGTCTGTACTTGCCAAGGTCTAAAATAGGAGCCGAACAATTCATATACATGCTCGAATGCATTGCGAAAAGCTTGGCGAATCAATGCCGAAGATTCATGTGTTCCTATGGCATATCCAATAATGTACATATTGAAAGGATCAACAATGGCTACCACTGTAGGTCTGTTATGATAAGTTGTGACACTTCGGCCGGTGTTTCCGTTGGTTGCTTTGCTCTGATAAAACAATTCTGTGTCCCAACCGTCGACACACCAGAAATACATCGGGCAAGTCGGGGTTGTCCGCTTTACCTGCATCAGTTTCTCATTTGCCAATGCCTTTTTTCCATGCCGTCCGGCAAAACATTCTGGATGTTCTTTCTTATAATTAGCTATCGTACTGCCACCAACCGTCTTCCATCCCATACGGATAGCAACCGCGTTATAAAGCCTAGCAACCGTTTCGTCGTCAATGTTCCGGCCATCACCAATCAATTCTACGATCAAGGCATCCTGTTCTGCCAATTTGTTTTTCCTAGCATTGTTATTACCGAATTTGGCGGAAATCAAAGCTGTATACCCTTCAGCCTTGTATTTTTCTGTCAAACGTTTTAATGACAAAGGATTCTTGGGCAATTTGCATTTTAAATCATCCTGAATTGAGTTCAGCTCATGGCTTGTCTCCGGCCAAATCCGGCTGAAGGGCTTTCCATACGACCTGATACATAATGTCCGGTCCGATGTAAGTCGGATAACAGCATTCAGGACGGAGGCATTGGTGGTGTACAATTCGATTATGTCTGGTTTCAGGTATTCGTTTCCGGATTCATCAATCGTATATCTTTGATAAAAATATTCTGCTTTAAGATCACGGACAACCATATTCTTCAATACATATTGCTCCACATTACTTTCCGGATCACCATATTTGGCAACGACTTTTTCCTTGATCCGATCTGGAAGGGAATTATAAGAAACCAAAGCGGGAGTTCCGAAACAAGCCCGATTCACCACATAGAATTTTTTCATCTTCTTGTAGTATTTGAAGTTCGCTTCTGACATAATTGGTCGGCATAGCAAGTTTACATCCTCCGGATCACCGTCTGTCAACTCCGCATGTGATATGCATAATATGTTGTTATAATATTCCATATTTCCACTTCTTATCTATTGTTTCCGGAAGCGGATTCGAACCGCTGACCATGTCGCCTGAATTACCAGTTTCGATTGTTCTACCTGACTGAACTATCCGGAATACCACCCTCGTTACGAGGGCTGCGTACCGCTCATAATAAACCAATCTTAATTAAAACCTAAACCGATTGTTTATCCTTTATCGCTGCCACCAAGCAGACGTGTAAACCATGACTCAAACCGGTCGGCCTCCTTGCAGCATTCTTTCTCGTTCGCCATCAAAAGAAAACTGAACAAAAACCAGACTAAACAAAGTAGGCTTCCCTCTGCCGGTTTCCCGTTGTCCATCGCTCCGGCTCCGACAAACAGAAAGAACCAGCTGATGCACCAACCATATAAAATCACCTTTGCTTTCATTTTCTTATTCTTTTATTTCGTTCCCGCCGCCGGTCTCGCTCCGACACCTGCAAGTCGTTAACTTTCTTGGCGGGACTACATTAGATTATATTCATCCCTCAATCGTTCGTTCAGTCTCTCCCTTCGCATTCAGGATACGGACGGTACGAGACATCGGTTTTTCCTCCATTAGGAATCCACCCCGTTCCAGAGCCATCGTCCGTGCTTTTTGGGCCAAAGGACTGTTACGTTTGAAGCTGAGTGCCATCGAAAGTGCGGGTCCGGTGATCCCCAATATCCTGCAAATCTCTTTACGAGCCATACCGTCTACCAATTCAATTTTTCTTCTCATGATTCGTCTTAATTAGTTTGTTTACAATAGATGTTTCCATTAGAAACTCATGTTCTTTACTAGGCTCAACCATCACTATCAAGTTCTCTGCCACCGTGAATTGTTTTTCTGTATTCATATCTGTAATATTTGAAAATTATCTACCTTTATGGCTGTGTTATCCTGTAACACGGTGCAATATCACACAATACGTTTCATTAATGCAAATAAAAATCGAATAAAATGACACAAAAAGTTTCAAATACAACTAAATCTATCATGTTAGATGAGATTAAAAAGTATCTTAATATGCATAAAAACAGTGATTTTGCTCGTTTTTTAGGCATATCGTCACAAGCTGTGTCAAATTGGTATGCTCGTAACACGTTCGATTCAGAATTATTGTACACAAAATGTGACTTTATTAATCCTGACTGGCTCCTTACCGGTCGAGGTTCTATGCTAAAATCCGAATCCATGTCGCCCATGATTGAGCAGGTTCCTGCTCCTACACCCCAGCCGACAGCTGAAGCAGCGATTTATTATAATATGTATAAAGAGGAAAAAGCAGAAAATAAGGAATTGATAGAACAAATAGGTGCCTTAAAGCAAACGATCCGTCAATTGGAGGAGAAGGTCGAGGAACTGCAGCACGAACTTACAGTCATTGCTTCGGGCGAAGAGGCTGTCCGGGATGTAGGCTTTGCCGGTGTCGGGTGATGATGGATGGGAGTGTAAGAGAAAAGTATTAATCAAGTAAAACTAAATAAACACACACAAACATGAAACATTTTTTTATTACTATCATTTTGCTACTAAATAGCACTATTGTTTATTCACAAGATGAATTAAAGATAGATACTGTAATGTCTTTACCAGGAATAAAAAAGGATGTTGCCTTCACTAAGGCTAGTGAATGGATTGCAAAAAATTACAATTCTGCAAAAGATGTTGTACAGCTATCTGATAAAGACGCCAGTACCATTATCTGTAAAGGTATGTTTCCTTTTGAATATGGGAAAAGTGGCTATTACGGAACTCTCTATGGGTATATTTATTACACATTGACTGTGAAATTTAAGGATGAGAAAATGAGAGTAACTGTTAATAGCTTTAAACATGAAACACAGCAGCCTTCAAATTTTCTATGCATTTCGTTAGGCCCTGTAAACAATGGACCTCATCCTAAATTTGGTAAGAAGAAACGTGTGAAAATATATTGGCAAAATTTGCAATTAGAATGTAATCGATACGCAAAAGCAATAGCCATAAACCTCCAAAATTCTATTACAAATATAGAAAATGATGATAATTGGTAATTACAGACTGAAAGTTAGAGATATGTACAGGTAGGGATATTAAACAATTCCGTTATTTTATATGTATAATATATTCGAATTTAATTGATAATCAGGTATATAATATTGTTGTATTCATGACAACTAACATACAAAACAAGAAATATCCCCCCCTGTACACCTAATACTTAATATTGAATTAACCAAAATTAACCCAATATCCCCCAAAAAATATCCACAAAATACAACTAAAAACTATCCCCAACACTATCCCCAACACTATCCCCAACTCATTTTTTTTGCCTCAAAATGTAAAAAACGAAACGTTCAACCATTACCTACAAAAAAACGGTATTCTTGCCATTCTATATAGGCAAGAATACCGCCACAAACAGACAAATAGCCCTTATGTAATCGCTATTTACTACTTCTGATCAAATGTGACTGAATAATCATTGCTCGTTTAGTTACTTTACAGCTCCCATCAGACATTCCAGCATGTAAAAGGGAGTTCTTTGTGATTCCAACCTCTTCCTCGTTTAGAATGTCAAAAATAGCGGAAATAGAGCCGAAATAATAATTCTTCTTCTCGTAAATCAAATGTACATGGATTACCTTAGTCAT